TCACGCCGCGACCTTCCGGTTGATGGTGACGCGGCCGGTGAGCAGCAGCCAGGCGCCGACGCCACCCGCGATTAGGATCAGCGCCAGGGCGGCGAGCGCCCACGGGTTGCTGATGCCGGCAACCAGCGTCGAGCAGGCCCCGGCTCCGGTCGCGACCGCGACGGTGCCGATGCTGCCGGAGCGCGACGGCGGCACGTCATCGGGCTCGGCAGCGGCCGGCGCGACATCGGCCGGCACCTCGGCCGCCTCGGCCGCCTCGATCGCGTCGAGGAAGCTCTTCCAGTAGCCCGCGATCAGCTTCGCCTTGTCGCCGCCGCCGTTGACGATCGCGCGGGCGCCGACGACGTTCGTTCCGCTCGGCCTGAAATAGTCACTCAACCGCTCAGGCCGCGACAGTTCCTTGCTGTAGCGGAACAGCCCGTCGCGCATGCCGACCACGGCGACGCGCGCGCTCACTTTCGGATCGAGCGCCCGGTCACGGTTCTTGACGAGATCGACACCGATCGCGCGCCCGAGCTTGCGGTAGTTCTCTTCATGCGAAAGCTGGATATCGCCACGCCCGAACCAGCCATCGCGCCAGTAGGGCGCCTTGACCTTGCCGAGCTGGCCGGCCGCCCAGGCCTTGTCGAGCCGGGCAACGGCCTGCGCATCGCTCTCGGCGAAGCCTTCGCGCACCGGCTGCATGCGCCCGCCGGTCTCGTGGAAAACGCTGGCGAGCACATAGGCGACCTGGCGGCGATCGGTGACGCCCTCAGCAAGGCAGGCCGCGAGCAGGCGCTCGCAGCCGGAGACCTGTGCCGTCGACAACCTGCCGCCGAACGGAGCACGCCGGAGATAGGCGAACAGGGTTGTGCGGTTGAGTTGCCGCGTCATCGCTCAAGCCTCTTTGGGAAGGGGGCGAATGACGCCCTGCGCCGCGAGCAGGCTCCGCTTGGCGACACTGGACAGGAGGCCGAGGCGCCAGCGCCGCCGCTCGCGCGAGAACCGCTCGGCCTCGCTCTTCGCAAAGGCCACCGGGTCGAACCGCTTGACGTATTTTTCCATCAGATCATCACGCTCCAGATTGAGGCGCGCCGCAGCGCCAGTGTCCCGACACCGCCAGCGGTGAGAACGCGATTGCCGGACCCGTCCGACTGGCCGTCGCCGGCATAGGCGATCGAGCCGTCGCGAGCCGCGATGGCGTTGATCTCGGCCGTCGTCATCGGCATCAGCTGTCGCCAGGTCACCGTGGCGGCCTTGAAGATAAATTTCGTGCCGAAGCTGCCGAGGAACGTTGTGTCGAGCACCTGAATATTGGCGCCGAGCGAGGCGTTGGTGCCGACGCCATTGACGACGATCCCGTTCGGATTGTTGCCCCCCATCTCCTGCAGCACGTTTTCGGAGATGATGCCGTTCTGCCCCGCCGAGACACGTATATGCGACGCGCCCGCCGCGCAGAGCGAGCGCGTCGTGTTGCGGCAGATGCTGAAATCGGTCAGCCAGACCCCGCCGCCGGGCCGTTCCAGAATGTTGATCGCGCCGAGATAGCTCGCGCCGGTATAGAGGTTCGAGAACTCGTTCCCCGAAATGTCGAACATGGCGCCAGCGCCGAGCCCAGGGTCCGGATCGACCGAGGCGACGTAGACGCCGTTGTAGAAACTCTCCTCAATCGTGTTATCGACGATCTTGAGGAAGCCGGCCGCATGGTTGGCGATCTCGACCTTGACGCCATACTGCGCCCCGACGATCTCGTTCTGCGCGACGATCGTGTAACCGTGGCGCAGGTTGATGCAGGAGGTCTGCGCCGCCGTCGCCTTGCCGAAGAAATAGTTGTTCGTGATATGGCCGGCGCCTGATTCGATCCCTGTCGAGGCGCTGTAGATCGCGTCAGCGACCCAGTTGCCGAAATAGCAGCCGCGCACGATGTGCCAGCTAGCGTCGAGCATATAGATGCCGCGATGGAACTCATTGAACGCGACATTCTCGACACGGGCATTGGCCATGTTGGCGCCAGTGCCAATCAGCTGGATCGCCGCTCCGCCCGTCGGCGAGCGGAACGCCGGCATTACGTTGACCTGAAAGTCGCGGAAGATTGACGGATAGATCGACCGGGCGATGAACGCGGACGGATTGGCGAAATTGCACAAGAATTGCGTGCAATTGCTGTTCGACTGCGATGCTTCGCCAGGGCCGGCGCCGGTCCCGATCCCGTAGACGTGCATCGGCACGGTCTCGTCGATCGCCGATCCCATCAGGAACTGGCCCATCGGGCCTAAGAGCGGGCGGCCGGCGGAATATTTCACCCCTGCGCGGATGCCGGGCGAGGCGTCGGCCGACGCATCCCGCTTGCAGCCGAACTGCAGCAGGTTCGCGCGCTCGTCGACCAGCTCCCAACGCACCGTGTTGGCGTTGGAGCGGAACTGCCAGGCCTCTAGGGTGCCGGTGTCGGCGACCCGCTTGTAGATGCCGTGCCCGCCGTCGCCAATCGCGCCGAAGCCGCCGATCGACAACCAGGCGACGACCACGGGAACGGCCGCCGCCGCCGCAAGCACGCGCGACCCGAACGTCGCCGGCACGATCAGAGCTTCCAGAGCCTGCACGTCTGACAAGCGGGCCATCACGTCGCCGCCGGGCACGCCGCCCCGCTGCATGTGGAGCCGGCCGGTGTCCAGGTTGTGGATCGGCTCGCCGTCCGGCCCGGCATAGCTCGTCGCGAACGCATTGTTACCGCGCATGAACCGACGTGGTACCCGCATGATCATTCGCTCCAGTCATAGCCAGGGGTGGCGGGGTCGCTCTCAAGGGCGAAATCGAACAGGTTGGCGCCAAGCATCGCGGCATAGGTCGCCGCATCAGCGGCATAGCCTTGCGCCGTGCTACTGAAGCCCGAAGCCGCCTCGACGGCGCCCTGCGCCTGCTCGACCAGATCGGCGGCTTCATCGGCGCTAAGCAGGCGCGCCTCGTGGTCGGCGAGGGTGGCCTGCACAACCACCAGCTCGTCGCCGATGACCTCGACCGCACCGACATCGCGGCGCAGCTCCTGCAAAGTCACCGTGACCTTGTCGAGCTCAAGCTCAAGTGGGGAAGACCGAACGCTGCCGCCGAGCGTCACCGAGGTTTCGCGCTTCGCCAGCCGCGCGCCCTTGTAGCGCACCACGTCGCCGGCCGAGCGGCCGACGCTCAGGGAGAGCCGCGCCCCGCCAGGTATTGCCAGTTGGCTGACCGTGAAATCGACGCCGAACAGGAGCAGCGGGCCGAAGACCGTCTCGCCAACCGGCTTGATACGAACCTGCAGGTCGGCCCCGTCGAAGACGATGAAGGGAACGTCGAAATTGACCTGCCCCTCGGTCGCGGTGGCATCGTATGGACCACGGGTCGTCTGCGGGATTGGAAACTGCTGCGACATCGCCTCGCCCTGTCGAACGGGCGCAGAATGCAGCCGCCTTCAGCAGGTCAAATGTGTCAGGGCGCGAGATCGCCTGCGACGTTGCCCAGCTCGGGCGCGCGGGCCGGGCCGAGATCGCCCGGCCGCCACCAATAGCCCTGATCGTATTCCCGCCGGGTGCGCCGCTCCATGTCGCGGAAGCGCCGGTGCGCGTCGGGATCGGCAATGAACTGCAGCTGGTCCATGAAGACGCGGTTCCAGCCGGCGCGCGCATAGAACAGCGAGGAGGCGACCGGCGTATAGCGCCGGGCAAGCCCGACGACATCCTTGCCGGTCTCGGTGTCGTCGCCCTTCGCGACCTTCTGGACATTGCCGAGCGTCGCCTTGGTCACGTCGGTGACCAGGCCGAAGGTCGGCCCGGCCATCGCCGTCAACACGTCCTGGCCGAACCGGTTCTGGTCGGCGAAGAGGAAATCGCCATAGAGGCCGAAGCCGCCGCCGGTCTTGATCGCGCCCATCCAGAAGCGGGCATCATCCATCGGCTGCGGGTCCTTGCCGTTGGCGATCTGGCGCAATTGCGAGGCGAGCGCCCCGCCCATGGTCAGACCGAAGAGCAGGCTGCCGGCATAGCGGGCGCCAGCGGCGCGGCCGAAGCCGCCCATCTCGCGGCCGACCGCCTCAAGCTGCAGCATGGTGAGCGAGAGGCCAAAAGCCTTGAACTGCATGAAGCTGTCGACGAACTCGCCGGTCACCGTGCCCTTGGCCGTGCCGGCGCGGGCATAGGCGCGCATCCGTTTCGTGCCGGACGGAACGGCGCGTTCGGTCTCGCCCATGATCGCCTCAAGCCAGCGCTCGCCGACAGCACGATCGGCCGCCATCACGTCGACCGGGCGCAGTACGCCGGCCGAGCGCGGCGGCTTGTGCGGCTCGGCCGCGCGGATCACATCCCAGCCGGCGCTGTCGATGCCGTAGCCTTCCAGCATGCGGCGGAAGCGCGGGTCGATCGCGTCGAAGGCCTTGCCGGCCTCATCGGCGGCGAAGGCCTGCATTTCCATGCCGAAAAGATGCTTGCGCGCCTGCGTCCAGGGCGAGAGGCCCGACAGGGTCAAGGTCCGGTCTGCCAGCCAGTTCGTCCAGACCGGGCCGCCGAGCGAGCCGGCATAGCGCGCTTCCTTGCCCATGACGTGCATGGCGTCTTCCAGCATCAGCCCGGAACGGATCGCCTCGGCCCGCGACGCGCCGGTGAAGGTCTTGACCACGCTGGCGAGGTAATTCGTCGTCGGCAGGCCCGACAGGCGCTTGGCGGCGTTGGCGACGAACGGATCGGTCGCGACCGCCGTCACCGAGGCCGAGCCGAGCAGGGCGCTGGTCAGCGCCGAGCGCACCGCCGCGAAACCCATGGCGAGCCGGCCCGAGACCGGCTCATTGCCGCGAATTTCCTGCCAGAGCGCATCGACCCGGTAGTCGATCAGCCCGGCCTTGGTCTCGACGTCCTTCGGCCCCCCGCGCCAGAGCGAGGCCTCGCCGGTCGTGAGCTTGGCGCGCTCGACCTTGGCCCATTGCTTCAGCCATTCGACCGTCGCGCCGGGGTTCGGGCCGAGGATTTCCATGGCGGCGATGTCGCGCGCCATGCCGCGTACATGGCTCATCATCGCCGCGAACGGATCGCCTTGGCCGAAATCGGCGGCATAGGCCAGCCAGTCATCCGGCGACTTGAAGATCAGGAAGCGATGCTCGCTGCGCTGATTGCGCAGTGCCGAGCCGAGCGCGACGCCCTTGGGCTCGATATCGATCTCGCCATTGGTGACGATCCGCTCGAAAGCCCGGTCAAGCGCTTCGTCAAGCCGCTCGGCGCCGAGCCGTTCGCCGGTCAGCGGGTCGCGCATCCGGTCAAGATCGAGACGCGGCCGGATCGCGGATTTCCACTCATCGCGGCCGACCGAGAGCAGCGCCCGCGCATCATGCGACTGCGGCAAACCCCAGCCGTCGAGCTTGCCAATCGCGCCGCCCGCGCCATTGAAGCGCTGGCGCAAATCCTCGGCCACCTCGGCGAAAACCTCGGCCATGCGCTTTGCCGCCGGGTTCTTCGTATCCTCGCCGAACAGCTCGCGAACCACCTGCTCGAGTTGTGGCTGATTGCGGCGCCGGCCGAGCACGGCCGAGCGATCGAAGGTCGCAAGCGCCTCTTCCATGCGGGCATGCGCGGCGCCGACGATAGCCTTGGTCCGGCCCTCGACCGAGGAATAGCCATGGAAGCCGAAATGCTCGAACAGGCCGAGCACGCCCTCCATGATGTCGGCCTCGCCCTTGGCGGTGCGATAGGCGACGACATCGGCGACGACGCGGGCGCGCACCGCCTCGGTCAGGGCGACGATGCGCCTGGCCTCGACCGCCTCGGCCCGCATCTCCTGTTCCAGGGCCACCTTGGCCGCCGCAGCCGCACCCGGCGCCTGGCCGCGCTCACGCTGCAGCTGGTCGAAGCGGCGCAGCAGGGCGCGGCTTTCCGCTTCGCTGATCTCGCCGCCGGCCACCGCCGTCGCCAGGCAATCCGCCAGAGCCATGGCGCTCTCCTAGAGCTTGCAGGATGCGACGATGTCGCCGAGATGGTCAGGGCGCCCGGCCTCGCGTAGCGCATCGGCGAGCGTCATCGCCCGCATGTCGCGCCCGTCCTCGCGGGCCGCGACCGGCAGCAGGTCGGATACGACAGCCTCGCCCGGCGGCGCTTCGACCTTGCCGGCGACGTCATCGGCAGCCGCCCGCTCGGGCGGCAACAGCGCCTCGGTCTGCCGGATCGCCTCGGGAGAGCCGGGCTCGATCGTCTGCTGCGGGCGCAGCTGCGGCGGCTCGCGCGGCTTCGGCGGCTCGATCGTCAGCCCGGCCAGGCGCTCGCGCAAGGCGGCGACCTCGGGCGAGGCCTCGGCGGCTTCTAGCGCCCGCCGCAGCTGCGGCCCGAGCCGCGCCCGGTCCATGCTGGCATCGGCGATGCCGAGGCGCAGCACCTGTTCGGTCGCGGCCGCCTGCTCCCGCGCCGTGCGCCTCAGCAAATCCTGATCGCCCTTCAGCCGCTCGATCTCGTCGCGCAGCGCCTGCGCGCGCGGCGAGGACCGCCGCTTGCCAGAGATCCCCGCAAGCTCGCTTTCCAGGCTGGCGATGCGCGGCGCCAACACTGCCGCGCCTTCGGCCGGCTGGTCGAGGCGGGCCAGCTCGGCGCGCAACCCGGCAAGCCGGGCCTCGACGGCGTCGACGGCCGCGAACAAATCCGGGTCGACCTGCCGCGCCAGACGGTCAAGCCCGTCGTCGATCGCGCCGAGGATCGACGCCTGCGCCGTGCGGTAGCGCTCGGCCGAGGCCATCGCATCGCGGATGACGAGACGTGCTTCCGCCACCGTCTCGGGCCGGGAGGCCTGCAAGGCAAGCAGCAGCGAGCCATGGTTTTCCGGGGCGTCCGGCACCATGCGCCCGATCCACGCGGCATGGACGGGGTCGACCTCGCCCGCTTCGACCGCGCGCCACACATCATCACGCAGGGCGGCAAGGCCGAGAACGGTCTGCGGCGGCTCGTCGCCATAGACGGCGAGCGCTGGCCGCTCGGTAATGGCGCCGCGCAGCCGCTGGCCGTCGAGCGGCGCGGCCGGTGGCGGCGCATCGGCATCCTCGGCGAAACGCACCGCATCCGCGAGCGCTTCGTTATGGTCGCCGCGCGCGATCCCGGCCGGCGGCTCGGGCAAGGTCGCATCATCGGCGCCGACACGGCCGGCGAGGGCAAGATCGGCCCTGGCGGCGTCGTCGAGCTGGACGCCCATCGCCTTTGCCGCCTGCTCGACCTCGGCAGGCGTCGCCTCGCCACGCAGGACATTGCCAAGCGCCGTCCGGTCTGCATCCGACAGCCGCGCTGCCGCCGAACCAAAGGTCTCGCGCAGCCCCTGTACGCCGCCGCCGATGGCGCCGCCGAACAGGAAGGCAATGCCGATGTTTTCAAGCGCCGGTTCAAGGCCGGATTTCAGGGACAGTTCGCGGCGCCAGGCCTGAATATCGGGCTGCTGCAGCGCCTCGACGCCGGCATTGATCGCGCCCTCGCGCAGGAAGACCTGGCCGAGGCGCGCCGTCACCGAAGCTGCCGTGCCGGGGCCGCCACCTGCGAACAGGGCCGCGACATTGGCCGGCTCGCGCCACATGCCGGCGAGCGCCCCGCCGATCTCAGTCATGAAGCCGGCGGCGCCGCCGACATCCTTGCGGGCCGTGTCCAGCTCGGCCGCCGCGCTCGCGGCAATCGCCCTGGCCTGTTCCTCGATCGACTGACCGAAGACAAGCGCTGATGCCTTGTCGGGCTGGCTTTGGGCCAGCTCGTCGACCTTGCGGTTGAAGACGGCCCGCTGCAGCTCGATCCGCCGGCTGGCGAAATTGTCGCCGTTCTGCACGTCATGCAGGCTGATCGTGCCTTGCTCGCGCAGCAGCCGGTAATCCGCCTCGGCTTCCTTGTAGTAGGCGTTGCGCTCGGGATTTTCGAGCGTCACGCCGGTCACGCGCCGGACGGTGTCGATCCGGTTGTCATAGGCCTCGGCCATGGCGTTGGCGCGGGAACTCCAGCTGTCGACCAGTTCCGACGAGCGCCGCGCCGCCGTGAACAGCCGGCCCTGCGCGCCATTGATCCGGTCGAGATCGGCCTCGCTGTAGCCCTCGGCATATCGCCGCCCCTCGGCGACATGACCACGCCAGGCGTCGCCGAGGGTTTCGGTGAAGCCCCTGAACTCGTCGCCGGTCGCGAAGCTCTTGATCTCGCGCTCGCGGGTCTCCCCGAGAAAGAAGCTCATTTCATGCCCCCGAGGAAGGCATCGGGCACGCGCGAGCGCAGGCGCGGCATCAGCGCATCGAGATCGAGCGTCCAGACGCCGCCGCTGGCGCTGCGCAGCGGCTTGCTGTCACCCTGATCGGTAGAGGCGTTGAAGCGCCAGCCGGCGGTTGTGCGCACCGGATAGGAGCGCGCCAGCACCGAAGCCTTGAGCGGCTGGCCATCGGCGCCGACCGGCGGGCCGCCGGGCAGGGCGGCGAGGTCGGCATCGGTGATCGCGCCGAAGACATCGCCGATGCGCCCGGCCTTGACCTCCTGCGGCAGCACAACCTGTACGCGGCTCGACAGCCAGGTCGGCCGGTAGCCGTCGACGCCGCCATATTCGTCGCGGCCGACCTTTACCCGCCCGCCGACCTCGCGATAGACCTGCCGCATCAAGTCGCCGGCTTCCGAGGATTTCGGGTCGAGATTGGCACGCGCCGCCCGTACCGCGAAGACCCCGCGCGCCGTCGCGCGGATGCGCTCGCGATCCTCGGGCTGGTCGGCGAGCGAGCCGCCGAAGACGAGCCGGAAGGCTTCGTCGTCATCCTCGCGGCCGATCGACGGCAGCTTCGCCCCCGGCTGCGCCTTGACCCGGACGCCTTCAAGCACGTCGCGGGCGAGATCGCGCTGTTGCGGCAAGCCTGCCCGGAGGAGATTGCCGGCATGGGCAAGCTCGGGCGCGCCGTTGCCGATCTCGGCGAGCATGGCCGGGGCGTCACGTCCGGCGCCCTTCACCATATTGCCGATCGTGGTCAAGGCGCGCTCGCCGCCCTCGGCGACGATCGCCTTGACACGGTCGATCTCGCCGGGATCGAAATAGGTCACCTGGCGGCCATTATGGCTGGCGACGGCCCGCGCCTCAGCGACGCGCCGCGCCGTCAGGATTTCCAGCTGCTCAGTATTGCTCGGGTCGAAGGGCGCGACCTTGAGCACGCCGGAACGGTCGGCATCGCGCAGCGGCTCGGTCGCGACCGCCTTGCGCTTTTCGTCGGCCATCGTCTCGACGAAGCTGACGACCTCGTTCTGCGCCGCCGACACGCCGCCGGCCGAGATGCGCAACTGATCGCGCATCATCCGCGCGGTCGCGTCGATCGCCTCGGGCGTCATGCCGCGCATGCGCTGCGCCAGCTGGCGCTTGCGGTCGGCGAGATCGAACGCCGCCTCGCCCTGCGGCGAGCGGCCAGAGGCCTGGCGCAGTTCCTCCCATTCCTGCGGCGGGATCGGCAGGCCCTGCTTTTCCCGGTCGACGATGCTGTCGAGCCGTTTGGTGATCAGGGTGGCGTCGCGCGTCCCTTCCGTCTGCAGCTGGCGGCGGCGCTGGTCATGCGCCTTTTTGACCGCGTCATAGGCATCGTCGTTCATGCCCCGGAGCTTGCCGGCGGCGAAGTCCTGATCGAGCGTCTTTTCCGAAGCGTCGACTTCGGCGACGCTCTTCAGCTTTTCGACGGCGGTCGCGCCAATCCGCATGCGGGTGTCGCGCGCCAACGCCTGCTTGGCCTTGGCCGCCGCTTCGCGCGTGATCTCGCCGTTGGCGGCCGCCCGGTCATAGCGTTCGGCCGCCGCATTGGCCTCCTGCTGGATCGCGGCCTGCGTGCGCTTGTCGGACACGTCCCCGGCGGCAAGCCGGGCGATATTGGTCTGCTTTTCGGCGACGGCCTCGACCAGCGCGCCGCGCGCGGCGTCGCGCTGCCGGTCGAGCAAATCGCTCGCCGCCTGCATTTCCAGCGGCGTGCGCAGGCGCTCGAAACGCGCCTCGACCTGGCCACGGATTTCCGGGAAGGCATCGTCCTTCAGGATGCCATCGCGAATCTCGTTCAGCGTCGCCGTCAGTTGCGAAGGCTGCCGGTTCGGATCGGCCGACCAGGCTTGATAGGCCTCGCGCGTGCTGCGCGAGACCTTGGCATCGAGCTTGTCGATATAGGTTGCGGTCGCCGCCTGATCGAAGGTCGCTTCCGCGATCGTGCTGCCACCGGTCGGCCGGAAATCCGGCTCGGCCCCGGCAACGGCGCCGGCCCGTTTCGCCTCGATCCGCGTTGCGGCGTCGGCCCGGTCGCCGATCTTGGCCGAGGCGCTGGCGAGCGCATTGCCGGCGGCGGCGAACGGCGCCGAAGCATCGACGACAGCGGAGGGTAGGGCGCCGCCGACCTCGGCTTTCGGATTGAAATCGCGGACCTCGACCGCGTTGCGGCGATTGCGGTTGGCCATCAGGTTGTCCTCACCGACGTTCTGGCGCCGGGAACGACGCCGCGCGCGCCGATATCGGTCAGAGTGCCGAGGCCCGTTGCGAGGCTTTCGAGCAGCCCGCCAGCCCGCGCGGCGCGGCCGGCACGGATATAGCTGGCGCTGCGCGTGCGCAGACGCTGCTGGCGGCCCGAGGTTTCGAGCGCGTCCAGGGAGAGCGCGCGCTCGGCATCATTGCTCGCATCCTCGCGCGCCTGCACCGGCGAGCCGAAGCCGAGATCGAGCCCGCCCGAGGCTGCCGCGACATCCCGCTCTGCCATGGCGTCGATCAGGCCCTTGCGCAACTGCACCGCACGCGCCTGGCCGGCGACGCCTTCCGCCTGCGCGTCGATCTCGGCTTCCGCCGCCTTGTCGAAATTCGCCTGCTTCTGTTCCTGCGATGCCCGGTTCTTTGCGGCGATCGAGAGCAGGCCAGTCACGCCCTGCAATCCGGTGAGCACGCCGGACCCGGCCAGGAAGCCGCCCAGGCTGGACACGCCCGAAGCGACGGCGCTGCCGGCCGACGCCGCTGCCGTGAACAAACCGCCGACGATTTCCATGATCAGCGCTCCACTTCGACCGTTATGTTCCTGACCGACAGGCGGCCAGGTCTCAGCTGCGTCACGATGACCTTGCCCTCGTCGGAGTAGCCGGCCAGTCCCTCGACAGCGACGGCCTTCGAGACCGGATCGAGCAGAAGCTTGCGGTCCGGCGCGTCGCCGAAAGCGAGTAGCGGCACGTCGAACGGCCCATCCGTCTCGGTCCCGATCGCGATCGAGGACGTGCCGAGCACATAGGCCCGCACGCTATGTGGCCTTACCGGGCGGTCGACGACGGTCTTTTCGCCGACATCCTTCGGCACCGGCAGGGTCATCATGACCGGCGGCAGCCAGCGGCCGACATAGACATCCGCCGCCGGCTCCGGCAGGACGATGCGCCCGCCCGCCACCACGAACGGGCCGAAGGGATTGCCATCAGCGATGGCCCATACCGTCCGGCCTTCGTGATAGGCGCCGAGCCCGTCGATAACGGTTTCCGGCACCAGGAATTGCCGGCGCACGTAGCAATCGAGCGGCACGCTCTCGCTGATCCGCTCCAGGACCTGCACGACGCCCGTCGTCACCGTCCGGTCGACGGCGAGAACGACCTCGTCACGGCCGTTGACGCTGCAGGAGCGGATCAGGCCATCGGTCTCGAAACGACCTGGCGCGGCGACGACATCCTGCGATTTCAGCATCACCAGCAGGCGCATGCTGCCATCGGCGTTGACGACGAAGATCGTGCTGGCATCCCCGGCGGATGCGGCGCCGCGAAAGGACAGATCGTCGACATCCTTGAGCAGCGAGGTCGAGAGCACCGAGATATTCGTCCCGACATAGTTCTGCACCGCGTCGGAATACTCGAATTCGATCACGTTGCAGCCGTTCTTGTGAATGAACAGCGTCGTCGTGTCGGTCACGACCGGCTGCACGCCCTCACGGATACCGTTCTTGCTGGCCTTGCGGATATTCGGCGGCTGGTTTTTCTGCAGCGCCGCGTCCGTCATGTAATATTCGAATTCGTCGGTCAGGAACTGCAGATAGGTGCCGAAGACAATGCGCCTGATCGTCTCGCCGCCGGTTGTGTCGATCGCGGCGAGATAGGCGCCGGTGTTGGCGGTGATCTCGGTGTTGAGGTCGAAATAGTCACCCTGCACGCTCGCAAGCCAGCCGTTCGGCCGCGACCTGAAGCCGCCCATCACCAGCCGCTGCTGATAGATCGCACCACAGGCTGGCCAGCCGCGCGCCGCGCTGATCACAGGTTCGCCGCCCGCCTGGCCGCGCTGGCGCTTCGAGACCACGATCGCGGCGGTGGCGGGCGTTACCATGCGCCCGGACATGCTCCAGGCATCGCCGTCATTGTCGGCCCCGGTAAAGCTGACCTCATAGAGGTCACGGGCGCCGTTATAGGCGACGGTGATCCCCGGCTCGACCGAGGGCAACGCCTCGATCGCTGCCTTGATCACCGCCTCATTCGCCGCCGTCGACCCCTGCGCGTCGATTGCCTCGGTCTCTTCCCCCGAGACGTTGAGCGCGAAGGTCGCCGGCAGGGTCAGGTTGACGAACTGGATCGAGAAGCCCGCTGCGACGCCGTTGTTGTAGACGCCGCCATAGTCGACGCGCGGGATGCGCTTGAATTCGACCGGCCAGCAGGTCCATTCGTCATCGGCGCCCTGGCGCATGATCCGCTGCGGCGCGATGTCCTGATGGAACACGAACATGGTGTCGAGCTGCTGGACCAGATCGAGCGTCGCGATCTGGTCGGACGATGCCGGCAGGTAAATCGCCGCCAGCCAGCCCGACTGCCCCCAAACGTCGATATTGTTCTCGGTGAAGACGAAATCATAGGCCTCGGCCCGCGAACGGGTGAACGGCCTGACGCGATAGGTCGATGCCGGGCCGTTCGCATAGAGCGCGATGCCCTGCAGCGTGATCACGCCGGGCGCCGATGATGCGCCGGTGACCATCAGCCGCAGGAAGCGCATCAGCCGCGACTGGCCGGGCGGCACCGCGAAACGGCGGCTGCGGGCCTCGGTATCGATGCCGAAGCGGGCGCCGAGATCGGTATAGGTGACGCCGTCCAGCGATGTCTGCACGACGAGCGGCCGGTTCGTCGACGCGACTTGCGCCGAGAACTGGTAGAGGTCGAATGCCACGATGTCGTTCGGCCCGCCGAGGTCCATCGTCAGCACCACCGCATCCGCCCCGAGCGCGATCGTACTCTCGGCCGTCGAGGCATCGAGCAGATCGCTCACCGGGGCGACGCCGGCCCACCCCGTGATATGGACCGGATAGAGCTGCAGGCCACGCAAGGCATGACGGATGAAGCCCCGCGCCTCGGTGCCGAGCACAGGGTCATTGGTGAAGCCGGACTGCGGGACAGGCACGACGCGCTGCATGCGGGCCGCCCCCTGATAATATTGCTTGATGTCCGGGCGCCCGTGAACGCGCAGATCGAGCTCGCCTGCGGTGAAGGCGGCGGAGTAGGTGCCAGGGCGCGGCGCCATCAGGCCCGCTCCATCGCCAGCGGGTTGTCGTCGAAGCCGAGCGCGCGCGAGGGCTGATTGCGCGCGTCGGCCTGCATCGCCTGGCCCATGAAGCCGCCGCGCATGTTTTCGCCCGGCGTTCCAAACGCGAGCGCGCGCATAGTCTCGACCGCGCCGGTGGCATTGCCGCTGATCGGGACCACCAAAGCGGCGGCAAGCGCGTAGATGACGGCCTGATAGAAGACCGGGGACCAGTCCTCGGGGTCGACACGAAACGAGAAGACGCCCCAAAGCGGCTCGGCGTCGGCATAGAGATGGCCGGCTTCGATCGCCCAGGCCTTGAGCGTGCGATCCGGGTCGCGCGGGTTCGCGAGTATCCGATGCGGCAGGGACAGCCGGTTGCTCGGCAGGAGGTACTTGTGCGCCCAGCCGTTCACCGGCTCATCGGCGAGCTGCGTCAGCGGCACGGTCATCCGGGCGAAGGACCATGGATAGAAGCCGAGCATCGCATCGACAGTCGCGTCATAGGCGAGATCGGCGGCGCGACCGGCGGGCGTCTCCGCGTCGAGCGATTGCAGCGGCGTCGCCCCGAAGGCCGCCATGGCTGCGTTGACCAATCCCAGCTTGTCGCGCATCGCGATCCCCGGTGACGAAGAGCCCCGCGCGGCCAGGCGCGCGGGGAAGGCGGCCGGGGCGAGCCCGGCGGGGAGGAGGCGTCAGCCGGCGGTCGCGGTCTGGATCGCGATGGTGCAGCCGCCGGTCGCGACGGCGGTGACCATGTAGTGCTTCAGGATCGGCGTGCCGCCGAGCACCATATGGGCGCTGACCTTGTCGCCCTTGGAGAGACCGCAGGTGCCGGGGAAGTAGTTGGCACCCTCGACCACGGCGGCGGCGTCCTCGGTCGCGTAGCTGAATTCCGAGACGCTGACGCCGGCCGCCGAGGTGCCGCCCATGCGCGTGCGCGAAAGACCTTTGGCATCGAAAGCCATGATGTTCTCCTGTGGTTCCGGCCATCCGGCCGATGCTGGCGAAACGGGGAAGGCCGGCGCGGCCGAGACCGCGCCGGGCAGGGGCGATCAGTTCGGGACGATCGCCGCGTCGTTGTTGATGCGGAAGCGGACCATGCCTTCCTGCCGCAGGGTCTTCGGCACGCCGCCCATGGTCTGATTGACCGTGGTGACGGACTTGCGGTTGTCCCACTGCGCCGTGGTCTCCATGGCTTCGTTGGTGGCGAAGCCGAGGGCCTTGCGGCTCCACAGGAAGCAGTCGATGTTCTGGCCCGAGACGACCGGGAACAACTCGTCCGGCGCCAGCATCCACTTGACGCCGTTCCAGAAGCGGGTGTCGGTCATATTCGCCATCGGCAGACCCTCGACATAATCGGCCGAGGAGAACTGCTTGTAGCCCATCATCTGGTTCCAGGCCTGCGACGGCAGCGGGCAGAAGACATCGCCCTTCCAGCGCTTGAACTGGCGCTGCGCCTGCGCGATGACGCCGAGTGCGAAGCCGATCGTCATGCCGTTCGTCGTCGACGTGGTCCCCGCCGTTACCCCAGCCGCGCCGACGTTCAGCTCAGCCATGATGATCTCGTCGGCCTTGCGGCCCATGGCTTCGGCGCCATCCTCAACCGTCTGGTCATACTCATTGACCGACATCTGATTGAGGTCTTTCTTGTGGATCTCGGTGAAGACCTGCCAGGTCTTCATGTCGACCTCGATCGTGCCGCGGCCCTGATTCTGGACCTTGGCCTCATGGCCGCGCTTGAATTCCTGCGCGACCAGCAGGCCCGAGGTCTTCCAGACCCATTTCGAGCCGGTGAAGGAGATCGGCGGCATATAGGTGCCGGACAGGATGAAGCCGGACGACGCGAATGCCTTGACGACATCCTGCGAATACTTGGTCTCGGACCAGGCGGGAATGGTATTCAGGGACATGGGTTACAGCCTCTCGGGGTTCGGTTTTGCCAAACCGCCAGGCCGAGAAGCCGGTGCGCCGCGCGGGTCCGGGGGCTGATCCGAAGGCCGGGGCGCCGCGCGGGTCTTACTCCTAGCGGACGGGGGCAGGATGCCCGCGCCCGCAACCGGTCAAATGTGTCACTTCCAGAGATGCTTGGACTTGTTGTCCGTCTCCTGACGGAAGGCCGGATCGTATTTCGGCGAGTTGGAGTTGTAGCGCGGATCGGCGCTGTCGCGGTTGTAATCGGCCATGGTGTAGCCGCTGCCGCCGCCCCCCTGGCCGCCGAAGACGAAGCCCTTTTCGCCGGTCATGTGCGTGATCATCATCTCGACCAGCCGCACGCCATTGGCGCTTTCGAGCAGCAGGCCGAATTCCTCGCGCATGCCCTCGTCGATATCCTTGCGGGCAAGCAGAGTGTCGGCGAAGGTCTGCGCATTGTCGTGCCGGGCCTTGGCCGCCGCCTTCTGCTCGGCTTCCGGCGCCGAACGCTTATCCTCGGGCACGAGCGCCTTCATCTCGGCGTCATAGTCCGGGGCGCCCTGATCCTTGCCGATCAGGCCGGCCTTCTGCAGCTCGCCGACCGCCTCATTGACGAAGGGGGCGAACTTGTCGGCCGACATGCCGATCTTGTGCGCGACGCCGCGCAGAACGCCGACGACAGGGTCTTTGCCCGCATCCTCGGCAAAGAACTGCTTCAGCTCCGGGGCCGGCGCGAACTCGTAGCCATCCGGCTTTTCCGGCGGCGGCGTCCAGCGCTGCGCCAGGCTGTCGCGCTGGGTCTTCCATTCCGGCGCGAGCTTGCCAAGGGTCTCGACCGCATCCTTGCCGCGCAGATGCTCGGGCAGGAAGTCGGGCGGCACGAAGGCCGCGCCACCCCCGGCGCCGCCGTCGCCCTGCGGCTGGCCGCCAGTGCCGGCAGGAGGAGGCGCACCAGCGCCATCGCCCTCGGGGGCGAGGGCGAGGACGGCCCAAAGGCCGAGGGCGTAGCGACGCATTGTGATCATGGGAGCAGCCTATTCGCGCGGAGCTGGGGGCTGTTCCTGCCGGCCTCGCGCGGCAGCCTGCAGGAGCATGTGCGGGATGGTGTTCTGGCCCTCGCGGCGCACGCCGCGCATGGCGATCTGCAGCGGATCGGCGCCGACCTCATAGGCCCAGGCCTCGCGCCTGACCGTGCGGTCGAGCAGGCCTTCCATCATGATTTCGCCGTCCTCGCTGGCGAGCACGCGGGCGCAGGCCTCGGCCCAACGCTGCTCGGCTTCCGACAGGGCGCGCGGGCGCTTCGGCGCGTTCGGGTCGGCCTCGTCGTCGAAGATCGCCCAGCCGGAGGCCTCGGCCTGCTGCTTGAGGAGCGAGAGCGGAATTTCCTGCGTCATGCGACTGCCGCGTCAGGCGCGGCCCCCTGATTGGCAGGAAGACCGCCCCCCTGCTTGGCCTGTTCGGCAATGGCGGCAAGCGCGAGCGCGACGAGCTTCTGCGTTGTCAGCATCAGCTGCTGGCGCTCGTCGACCGTGGTGATGTATTTGGCCGGGATACCGAGATCATGGCCCATATCGGCCATCATCTGTTCCAGCTTGACGACCTGCGCGGTGGCCTGCGGGCCGCCGAGCGCCGCGATCATCTGCACCCATTCGACCTGGCGCTTGACCATGTCGGCCTTGATCGCCGCCGCCATCGGCGAGGTCACCTTGACCTGCGTCAGCAGCTGGTTCATCGGCAGCTTGGTGACGAGCAGCTTCATGGTGTCGAGGATGTCGATCACGCGGCGCACGGCCGGGACGATGATTTCCTGCACATGGCGGGCATAGGCGCCGATGGTGTTGGCGGCGAGATGCTTCATCCGCTCGGCGATTTCGAGGGCCGAGCGCACGCCACCCTGCTCGGGCGGCAAGCCGTCGTCGAGCATGGCACGCTGCACCTGCTGGCGCTGGTCGGCGAGGACAATGTTCGACACATCGAAACGGCCGGGCACGTCGAGCTTCTGGATCGACGGGCCGAGCACGCCGCCATTCCGGGCGACCTTCCACAGCGCGCCGGGCGTGAGGCGGGCCGTATCCGGGTTGAAGACGCCATCGTCGAGCTGCGTGTAGACGCCGAGGATGGCGAGCGCGGCGGCGCGGAGCGTTAGCTCCTGCGTCTTGTTGAGCGTCTTCAGCGCCGGCAGCGCGACCATGATGGGGCCGCGCCCGAAGGTCTCGCCCGGCACCCGCCAGTAGCGCGGGACGATCCATGGACAGGTGCGATAGGTTGCGGTGCGGATCGGCCGCTCGCTCTTGTCGAGATAGGCCGTATAGCGCCAGACATGTGGCTTGACGCTGCGATCGAGCACCACGTCCTGGCTCAGCGTGAACTTCGTCTCGGGCTTGTCGCGCAGCACATCCTCGAATTCGCGCGGGAACGTGCCGTCCGGCATCTCTGCCTTGATCTCGCGGGCCGGGCGCTGCTTTTTCCAGAAGATGGCGTCGATCTTGTTGAACGGGCCGCTTTCCAGCGCCAGCTCGCGGATGGACGTGGCGATGAAGGCGACCGGCTCATGCGCTTCCGAGCCCGGCATGATCAGCATGGCGCCGGTGCCCATGGCGAGATCGAGCGCCATCTCGACGAAGGCGGTATCCCACGAGCCGGTTGAGAAGCACTCGCGCGCCAGCGTCGAGATGCGCTGCAGCTCGAGGCGATATTCGTCGACCTCGATCTTGAGGTCAGGGTCGATCTTGAGGAAGGCGCTTGGTTCGAGCTGAAACCACTCCTGGCCGACTGGGACGAGATCGCGCTGCATCCGCTCGGAAAAGCGGAAGGTCGAGACCAGGCCGGTATTGTCGAATAATCGATCCGCCCGCTTTTCGCCGTTGGAGCCGCTTTCGGCGGGCTTGCGGAAGGGCAGGGCGAACTCATAGGCCTCATCCCATTGCGACCACCACTGCGTGGTGACCGCATGGGCGGCGTCGGCGCGGGCACGCTGCCCAGCCAAGTTTCCCGAAGTCGCGCCTGCGGCCGGGCCGGCGGGTTCGGGATTTTGCGGGCGCTTTTTCTGCTCTCGGGCCATAGCTCAGCTGCCGAGCTTGCTGCGGAGGCCGGTCTCCTGCCCCTTGAAGGCGAGCAGCCGGCGACCGCGCCGGGCGCGAGCCCCGGCCGTCTCTTTCGCCAGCTCTGTGTTCCGATCGTTCAGAACCTGCGACTGCTGCGCCAGGCGCTCGCCCTGCTGCTGCGCTTCCTTGGCGGCCGTCTTGCGCTTGCTGCTGCCGCCCATCAGGCCCGAGACCGCCTTGCTCATGTCAGACCCCTATCGTCCAGCGCTCGACGCATCCCAGTTGCGGGTCGCTCTCGACCCGGTCGAAGCCGAAGCCGAGAGCTGCCGCGATGCGCCGGCCCGGCCGCCAGCCCTCGCGGACGAAGGCCTGCACCGTGGCGGGGCCATCCTCGCAATGTCGGCGCAGGGTCAAATGTGTCAGCCGGATGATGCCGAGCATGTGGGCCGCCGCATCCGGCCGGCAGGCGAACCAGGCTTCGCTCAAGGCCTCTCCCGGCGTCCGCTCCGGGCGCGGCACGAAGCCGCCGGCCGCGACCGTCACCCCGTCATCCCGCACGATGCCAAAGCAGGGGAAGCCGAAGACCTGCACGCGGTGCGAACGCGCTTCCAGCTCGCAGCCCGCGTCCATCATGGCGAGCACGGCCGCCGCATCGACCGGACGAGCGAGGCGCAGGCTCATGACTTCCAGACATCGAAGCTGCCGCCGATGACGCTGGACTGCGGCTTGTCCGGGTGCGGGCCGACGCGACCACCGGCCGCCGCCATGGAGATGATGCCGAAGCGGCCGCGCAGCCGCAGGATGATGTACTGCAGCGCGTCATGCGGGTTCGACCAGCGATCCTTGACCGGGATCTTCTGGCCGGCAACGAGCTGGCCGCGCTTGTCGGTCTGCCAGCGATATTTCGAGCGGAAGCCCGCGACGAGCTTGGGGCACCCATGGGCGCAGACAAGGATAGGCGACGAGCGCCTTTCGTCCCGCAACGCATTATCGGGCAGCAGCAGCTGCTCGACCGCGCCGATGCGAAGACCGATTTCTTGCGTCAGGGCAGGGGTCAACGCCTTGCCGAGCGCGAGCGAGACCGTATCCGCCCACGCCATCTCGCCGCCTTCCTTGTCGGCGCCATGGAACGCCGCCTCGTCGCATTCGGTGAAGCGCAGGCTGCAGCCGGCGAATTCCAGTTCGAGCACCGGCAGCAGCATCGCGCAGAAACCAGCGACACCGATCCGCTCGGGCACAACCTCGCGCAGGACGCGGATTTGGCCGCTCGGCATGGTCTGCGTAATGATACAGGCCGGGTGCAGGCCTTGGTCGAAACCGAGATCGAGCGGAATGCCCTCGACCGGCTTCAGCCTCTCGCGCGAGAGATGGCGATCATCGTCCCAATCATCATAGACCGGCATACCGTCGCGCGAGATGCCGACCATGTTGTCGATATCGCGCTTGACCTTCCATTTTGGCATGCCGCGCGCCAGCTCCTCATAGTAGCCGGCGTTCAGGTTGTGGACGTTCTCCGCTTCGGCCGAGCGCGCGCCGGGCTGGCGGTGGAAGCCGACATCCTTCGGGTCGCCCTCGACAAGGCGGTCGACGGTCCAGCTCTCTTCGTCGGGCGCGTTGAAGTCGCAGACGATCAGGGCCGGCACGGGCACGCCAGGCACACGGTCTTTCGCGGGCGGATAGCGGCCGGCGAGGACGCGAGAGCGCAAGGCGTCAAGCACATCGGGCGGCAGGTAGTTCGCTTCATTCAGCCAGGCGCCGTTGCCCTCCCAACCGCGCGTGATCGTCTCGACCGAATTTTCGCCGATCGCGGCAAACTCCATGATGAGATCGAGCTTGTCGCCGTTCGGGAGCTCAAACTTGATCCGGTGCTCGGCCGGGCGATCCGACCCGCCGGTGAACTCGGGGAAATGCTTGAGCGGGAACCAGGACAGCCACGACGCGATCGTGGTCTTGTAGAGCTGGCGGTAGGTGTCGCGGATCACCATGACCTTGCAGCGCCGCACGCCGTCCCGGCATTTCGGCATCCGTACCGCGAACGCGATGATCTTGAAGATGGTCGACGTGGTCTTGCCCGAGCCGGGCGGCCCCATGATCGCGACGACCTTGCGCAGGTCTTTGATGAAGGCCGCCGCGACCTTGCCCGGCGGCGCATAGTTCATCAGGTCGAATTCGGCGCCGCGATCCAGCTGCGACCGGTGCCAGACGTCGAACTCGGCCTGCGTGAACGGCGCCTCGACAGGCTTCGCATCCTCGGCGCGATAAGTGAGATCGCTCATCGCGCCGCCCCCCGCGCCCCTTGAACCGCTCGCCAGAACCCGCCCCCGCGCCCGATCGGCGGCCCCACGGGTTCCGCTGGCCCGGTGTGGGGCGATACCCCCCCGGCGGGGTGGGCGGTTTTCGGGCCGGCAAGGCGGCCGCGCAGGCGCGCCCGATCGCTATGGGGAGGGGGGAGGTCCGCGAGCCGCAGCGCCGCGCTGGCGCCAGCCGAGGCCGAGCAGCACGGGCCAGGCAGCATGCCGCCTGTCGACAGCACATGAATTCCAATCATGTGATCGGGCGCGAATAGCGTAGCCATATCAATCACTTGGCTCACCGTGCGACGCAGCGCCGTGCGACGCGCCATCCGCCGCCGCCTCGGCTTCCTCGCTAAGCCGTTGATATTGCTCCTCTTCCTCTGGCGAGAGATCGAGGATGCTCATGCCGGCGCCGCCTTGGCCAGGCGCACCCGCAGGCGCCCGGATATCGCCGATGACGAGCAGCGCCCGCCGTTCATCCTTGACGTCGAGCTGCACGGGCATGGGCGAGCGCACGAAACGCGAGGCCTCGGCCAGGCACGCTTTCTTGAACTTCAGGATTTCCAGCAGGTCCGTGGGTGCGGTGAACCGCCCCGGAAACAGCGCCGCGACCTCGTCCAGCTCGCGGATCAGGTCTTTCAGGCTGCCGAGGCCCATGACCAGCAGCGCCTCGACCGGGTCGCCATGCCGGCGCAGGTAGTAGTCCGCGACCAGCGCCGTGCGCCGGTTTTGGCTGCCCTTCGGCCGGCCGACCGCGCCCGCGCCCTTCGGCGTCACTGGCAGGTTCGCATCGAGCCGCGCGTCTTCGGCCGCGAACAGCTCGGCCTGCTGCTGCTGCGCCGCGAGCCGCGCCGCCTGCGCCGCTTCGTTCCCGAGCGCCGCGACAGCTGTGGCGACGCCGGGCTTCACGCCGTCATCGGGCATTAGACACCGAATATTTAATTGCCCGGCGAGGCTATGGGGCGTCGCGGCCGGTCAAATGTGTCATGCCGGCCAGTAGCACCGCCCTTTGCAGGTGCTACCGCAGTGCTACCGAAATTCCACTGCGATCTCAGATAGATAGATATACCCGTAGCAGGGTAGCAAGGTAACATTAACTGTCGCGTATGCGCGCGTGCGTACAGATATGTATGCGTGAGAGCGCCTTGGCTGCTACGCCGCTACTGCCCTGATATCATTAGGGTTTTGCTGCTACGGCCCTGCTACTGCCCCTGATACCGCTTTGATATCATTGAGCTATTGAGTAGCACCCCCGAACCCATCGGGCTGGCCGATCTCCGCAACTCCCCGCTCATAACATGCCGGCCTGCGTCAGACCAGCGGCGCGACCAGCGCCGCGCCGATCCAATGTATCAGACCAGTCCGCGCGACCAGCGCGGACGCCGCACAATCTCTTCGCAACAGACCAGTCCGGCCGCGCAGCGGCGGACGCAATCTTGATCTCTTAGGGTCCGGGCCGGGACAGACCCCGCCGGGCGCGGGTCCGGGTCTGGCCGGAGCGGGTGCGGGCAGGGCAGCAATGCCGGCATGTGGAAGCGGTTGCGAAAAACTTTCGCGAGGCCGCTTGACAGCAGTTATTGTTACATGTCACACAATCACCACGGCCCTGGCAGGGGCCGCCAACCCAACCCGGAGAGACCACCATGACCGTCTACGCTTCCACCGCCCGCTTCGACGCCGCCCGCGCCCTCGGTGAGGACGAGCTGCGCAAGCTCGCCCCATCCATCTTCGCTGTCACCGCGCATGAGAGCCGGTCGGAGCGTTTCCAGCCGATCCCGACCATTGAGGTGCTGCGCGGTCTGATGAAGGAAGGCTTCATGCCGGTTGGCGCCCGCCAGTCCGGCAGCCGCGACGCCAGCAAGGTCGATTTCACCAAGCACCTGATCCGCCTGCGCAAACTCGACACCGAACAGAAGTTCCGCGTCGGCGACACGGTTTGCGAGATCCTGCTCAAGAACGCGAACGACGGCACGTCAGCTTACGATCTGATGGCCGGCCTCTTCCGCATTCGCTGCCTCAACAGCCTTGTGGCGCAGACCGGCACCATCGACGCGGTCAAGGTCCGTCACTCAGGCGACGTCCAGGCCAAGGTGATTGAAGGCACCTATCGCGTCCTCGGCCAGGCGCAGGAAGCGCTGGCAGCCCCGGCCGATTGGAGCGGCCTGCGCCTCAACCGCGACGAGACGGCAGCCCTTGCCGAGGCCGCGCACGTCCTTCGCTTCGCCGATAACGAAGGCAATGTTGCAACGCCGATCGAGCCGCGCCAGCTCCTGACCCCGCGCCGCTTCGACGATCGCGCGGACGATCTGTGGACCACCTTCAACGTCGTGCAGGAGAACGTCATTCGCGGCGGCCTGCGCGGCGTGCAGCGCAACCCCGATGGCACCCGCCGCCGCGTCACGACCCGCGAGATCGGCGGCATCGATCAGGACGTGAAGTTGAACAAGGCGCTGTGGATCGTGGCGCAGGCCATGGCCGGCCACCGCAAGGCGGCGTGAGGCATCGCCTCGGGGCCGGGGAAACCCGGCCTCGCACGATGCCCCAAGGCGTCCCGGCCCTGGCAGGGGCCGGCCTCTCAACCCGGAGAACGATCATGACTACGCTCAACCATCATGGCGAACCCGTCGCCACCGGCCTGTCGCGCGGCGCACCCTTCGGCGCGGGCGCGGCCTTGCGCGATATCGACCCGGCCGGCGGCAGGCTCGGCCTGTGCCGCTGGCGCGTCAACCGTGGCGGATACGATGCCAGCGGCTCCTATTGGGGCCTCGGCCTGCCGCTCTATTGCGTGTCGGACGCCGCCGGGAACATCGCCTTTCTGCGGGCGCGCGACCGGGAGGATGCAAAAGCGATCGTTCGCGAGAACGTCGCGGACGCCCGCTTCCTGCGCTGACCCGTCGCCTCGGGGCCGGGCACTTGCCCGACCTCGCACGATGCGCCAGCGCATCCTGGCCCTGGCAGGGGCCGGCCAGCGAACCCGGAGAACGATCATGAATGCTGTAAGCTTTGAAATTGCGCCGGAGCTGCGCCCGTTTGTCGACCAAATTCTTGACCGGACGGCTGCGCTCTATGCCAGCGCACGGCAGCCTTTCGACCGGCTGCACCACGAAATGAATTTGTGCGCCTGCCACGCAAACGGCTGCCCGCTCGACTTCACCCGCATGGTCGGCGCCGATGACTTCAACTTGGCGCATGACGTTTTCGGTATCGATCGGCACCTTGACCGCGACACCGGCCGATTAACCGACCATTTCCTCCCCCGCTTCGCGAAGCGGCAGGACTGACTTGACCAGGCGCCCGGCCGCTGGCAGGCGGCCGGGCATGGGCTTAGGCTGGCCAACCCGGAGAGGGGAAACGCCAGCCGCGACCCGCGACAGGAGCTAGACCAGATGCCCGCCCCGCGCAAATACACCGACCGGCCGGCGCCGACCGTGGCCGAGCGCCAGCGGAAATCGCGCGGCGCACGCCGGGCGCGGGGCGAACACAAGATCGAGGTTTGGCTGTCCGAAGCCGAGCATCGCAGTCTGCAAGCCCTCGCGGTCGAGAACGAGATGACGATCGCCGAGATGATGAAAAAGCTGCTGCTGGCGGCCGTCTGACGCGCAGTCTGTAAGCCCTAACGATCGGTAAATTGTTGCGTCTAGTCGCAAGCCTAGAAACGAATCAGGGAGTCGAAGCCGTGACCGGCCCGCTACCTCGCACCCTAAATCGCGTCTGCGCCGAATGCGGAGCCCCGCACAAGGCCGCGCGGCCCACCGCCGAATTCTGCTCGGCCACCTGCCGCAAGGCCTTCAACAACCGCCGGGCTCTGCGCGGCGCCGAACTCTATGACCTGTTCATGGCCCATCGCTTCGAGCGCCAGGCCGCGCAGGAAGCCCGCGTGCTGCACGCGATGAACCGGCTCGCGAGCAACTGGCGCGAGGAGGACAAGGCGCAGCGTGCCGGCCGCAAGAGCTGGCGTCGCCTCGCGGCCGTCATGCTCGATCGTGCCTACCTCTACACCATCACCGTTGTGGGCAGGGCACGCCGTAGCGCTTGACGCACGGACAGGTTGCGCGGCACCGTTTGCCCATGCGCGCCATTCTCTCCGCTCTCGCCATCCTTGCAGTCGCGCCGGCCAGTGCGGCCGGCGATAGCCAGGAGGCCTTGACCCGCTGCTATGCCCGCCAGGCCGTGACGCTGGACGACGGCATGTCCGACGCCCGATCGATCGCGACCGCGCTGCTGGCGCCGTGCCGCAGCGAGCGCGAGGCGGTCTTGCGCGACGGTATGCCGAAGGCCAGCACCACCGAGATCGAGCGCGCCATGCTGATGCAGCGCGAGATCGTGCTCGACCGGGCAACGGCCGTGGTGCTGCAGGTCCGCATCGACCAGAAGAAGCGCCGCCAGCCTTGACAGCCCCCGAGGCATTCCTTCCTATGTTCCGCTTTCGTTCTCATGCGGAGGCAGGGTCATGGTCATAGCTGAAAAACTGGACGTCACCGTCGAAGCCGAGGATCGCGAGTTGAAGCGGCGAGATCCCGTGCGGACCATCGTGGCGCAATGCGCAGGCTTGACCCTCGGCTTCGCCGTCTATGAGGCTGCTCTGCAACGCTGGCCGCATGATCGCCTGATGCTGCGCCATGGCGCCCGCGTGATCCGCGACACGCATCCGCAGCCGCGCGAGGACTTTCCCGGCCGCTAGCCGCGTCGCAGATGCTTGACGATCCGCGCGGCCAGCTCGACGCCGCGCCGCAGCACCGGCCAATTCGGTTCTTCATAGGCTAGGCCGGTCCATTCCCCGCGCGGATGCCAGGCGAGCAGCCAGAGCCGCCCGCTGGCATCGAGCGCGATAAAGGTGCCTGCCGCCCCGTCAGGCGGCAGGCCAGGCGCGAAGGCGCCGTCAGAACGGAATGTCATCGTCCAGGCGTTCCGTGCGCGGTGCAGCCTCGCGATCGCCGGCAGGCTGGCGGGTGCGGGCCTCGCCATAGCTGTGTTCGTCGCGCCGGCCGGCGCCGCCGCCCTGCGGCTTGCCTTCAAGCTTGATCGAGCCGTCGAAGCGGCCGACGACGATTTCGGTCGAATAGCGCTCGACCCCGTCCTTCTCCCATTTCCGGGTCTTGATCATGCCCTCGACAGCGACCTTGTGGCCTTTCTCGACATGGTTTTCGATCATGCCGACGAGGGCCTGATTGAAGACGACGACGCTATGCCATTCGGTCGCCTCTTTCTTCTCATTGGTCTGCTTGTCGGTCCAGAACTCGCTGGTCGCGAGGCGGAAGCTGGCGACGCGCTGGTCGCCCTGGCCTCGGATGTCGGGCTCGTTGCCGACATTGCCGAGCAGGATGGCGCGGTTGATGCTCATTGCGGATAGCCCTCGGGTTTGATGATGCGCGATGCCGGAGCCTCGGGCTCGGACACCATGTTGGCGGCGTGATCGCCGATCGCGTCGGCGAGGCGTTTGACGGCGCCGGCCTTGTCGGAGCCGGCGGGCATGGTTGCGACGCATTGGGCCATCATCCAGGCGATGACCTTGACCTTGGCCGTAAAGGCCGCAGGTGTGATGCCGTGCAGGCGGACCTCTTCAAGGGTCTTGCGCGTGAACAGCGGGCAGAGATCGCGCGCGAAGCGGACGAAAGCTGCATCCTCGGGCGTGCCGGTCGCTTCCGAGATGATCGTGCGCCGCACGGCCTTTTCCGCATCGGCGATCATCTTTTCGGTCAGGATCGGCGCCGGTTGTGCTGGACCGGAGCTCATGACTGTTCTCCGGGGTCGATTGCTTCCAAAAGGGCTTCGTCGGCCGTCAGGCCGCGCTGATTGGGGCAGGGCTGCAGGGCGTCGGCTGCCGACAGGCCGGGCGTTCCGCACAGCCTGCAGGTGCCGATGAACGGGCCGCCCTTCGGCGATGTCCGTTCGATCGCGTGCGTCGACGCGGTGCCGGAACCGGCCTTCCGCTCGGCCACGGCCGCCGCGACGAAGAGCGATTTCTGGTTGCTCATGTCGGCTCCTGTTTCATCCAGTCGCCCAGCTCGCGCAGGATCTCGGGCGAGGTCCGCGCAATCAGCATGTTGGGCTCGCCCGAGAATTCGCCGGGGCCGCCGTGCTCGGCCTCGCTGACTTCGGCGCCAGCGTCTTCCAGCAGCAGGCGCACGGCTTTCATCGCCGTGGTCTTGCCGGCGCCTTGGTCGCCCATGAACCGGATTACCAGCCGGTTCGACGGGATCGGCGTGAACCGCCGCCGCTTCGCGCGTCGCGACGCCATCAGGCGCTCTCCCCGACAGCCTGAATGTAGAGGTCGAAGATCGCTTCCTCTTCCTTGCGTTCGTCGAGGTCGCGCTTGCGCGTGGCGATCACCTTGCGCAGCACCTTGACGTCATAGCCGTTGGCCTTGGCCTCCTGATAGATTTCGGCGATGTCGTCGGCCGCCTCCTGCTTGTCGGCTTCGCGGCGCTCGATCCGCTCGACGATCGACTTGAGCTGACCGCTGGCGAGATGGTCGCCAGTCTCGATCAGGGTTGCATTGGACATGGGTTCTCTCCGGGTTGCGTGGCCGGGAACCGCCCGGCCGGCGGGCTGATAGGCGGTTACTTCGCGACGACTGCGCGGACGGCGGCGTCCTTCGCTTCGAGCAACTTGCGCAGCGCGACGGTGCGCTCCGGGTTGCGCGGCACGCTGGCGACGATCTGCTGCGCCAATTCGCCGAACGGCCGCGACACCGCCTGCAGATGCGGCGGCAGATGCGACCAGGCGAAGAACTGCTCGATATGGTCGGGCCGGTTGATGAGGTCCGCGATTGTGGTTGTGGCAGGGTTCCCACCGTTCTCAGTCATTGTCTGCTCTCCTGATGATGCCGGGGGACCGCCCGGCCGGCGGATCGAGGCGCGCCGTCGCGAAGGCGACGCCCTCCTGATTGCGGAGCTGGTCGGCGAAATCGGGATCGGCCAGCGCGTGAAGCGGCAATTCCATCGCGTCGCTGTCGCCATGGCAGAACACGCGCAGGCGGACAGTCATGCTGGCATCGTTGCGCCACTGCTCGACCTCGCTGACGGGTCGGTCGCAGAGCGCGCAGCGGATGCGCGGCGGCATCATCCCTGTTTCTCCATCAGCTCGTGGAAGCGCTTGAGAACGATCAGCGTGCAGCGCACGTTGACGCCGTTGACCTTCACCTGATTTTTCGTGGTCAGGACGATCTCGGGCGGCCCTTGCCGCAGCGCGTCGGCCCAGCCGCCGATTTGCCCGGCGCCGGCCCAATCGCTGTCGCGGTAGAGGTTCGCGACCAGCTGCGAATTGTTGGGAATGGCGAGGACGGCGCTGTCCTTGACGCGCTGGCCCGCCGGCAGCAGGCCAAGGCCGGCCTGCTGCAGCAGGTTGCGCGCCTTGGTGAAGTTCATGTCGCTGCTCGGGCCGCTCTCCTCATACTCCTCGAGGAGCGCGCCGACCGTCTGGCGCCCGCCATCGCGCCAGGTCGAGACCGGCGAGGTCAGCAGGCGCACCAGGCAGCCGATCCAGTTCTCGGATGCGTTCTCGTTTTCCGGCAGGGCCGAGGCCGGCAGCAGCTCGCCCCATTTGTCGAGGGTTTCGACCGGGTAGCCGGCTTCGTCCATGCCTTCGTCGCCGAGCAGCATATGCGCCACGGCGAGCAGCGTGCCGTAGGTGTCCTGGCCACGACCGTCATGGCCGCCGGCCTCGCGAAGCGCCTCGCGATAGGCTTCGCGCAGCTTGGGATAGTTGTGCCATTCGTCGAACAGGCGGCGCAGGATCAGCGAGCCGCAGGTATCCGCATCGACCGTCATCGGCTTTTCGGCCGAGCGCGCCTTGTCGAGCTTGGCCAGGCGCAGGATCGCGGTGCGCGACAAATCCTGCGGATGCAGCGGCGGAATGTTGATCGACGAGAACAGGAAGCAGTTCTGCGCCCGGAACTCGGTTCCCTTGTGGTCGGCGCCGCCGCGATACATCACCGAGCCGGAGGCGGCCAGCCGCGCGAGGTTGAACACCTGCTTGACGCGGGCATTGTTGCCGCCGGCCTCGAATTCGTCGACACCGACCGGCAGGCTGTCCTGCTTGACGCGCTGATAGATGCCGGCGGCCGTGGCGTCGGCGGTCGAATGCAGCGAGTTGCCGAAGATGGCGCGCATCAGCGCCTGCAGCGTCGATTTGCCGACGGCGCGGTCGCCGGTGATGAAGCAGGCCGGTCGCCATTCCAGCGCGCCGCCCAAAAACGCACAGCCGATCCAGCCGACCAGCAGCAGCGGGTCGATCGGCCGCGTCCAGTTCCATGTCTTGAGGCCGCGCAGGATCTCACGAGCCGGGCAGGCCGACCAGCCGACAGGCGTCGGCCAGGGCGTCACCGTGTCGGGCCGGCGCGTATAGAAATAGCCGTCATGCTCGCCGGCCGGCTGCGCCTTCATCGCGACGCCCTTGCCGTCGCGGTTGCGTTCGAGCTGCCAGATCAGATCGCCGGCATGCCACAGCAGCTCGCCGCTCTTGTCGGTCCAGCCGCCGAGGCCGCGCACCCGGTCGAGCACGGTGAAGATGCCGCGCCGGTTCGCGGCAAAATACATGACCTCGCGGACCTGCTCGGCTTTCCAGCCGGTGATCTGCATGTCGCGGTTGAAGCGCGGAAAGGCCCAATAGAGATAGCGCTGCCGGTCGCCGAACATCGACTGGATCACGCCCTGGCCGAATTGCGAGGGGCCGACCGATGTGAACTGGCCAAGCGTGTCGACAAGGCAGATGTCGTCGCCATCCTTGCCGAGGATCGTCACCGGGAACGGCATCTCGCCCGTGTTCGGCAGCCCCGTTGCCGGGTCGGCGACCCACTGGCCGGGGTTGAGCCGGCCAAGAGAGCAGTCCAGCCCCTCGCCGATCTCGGGATCGGACCAGACCTTGACGAAACCCTCTTTCTGCCGGCTGCGGCGCAGCACGCCGCTCACCATGTTCTGGCCGTCTTCGCTCATCGGGCGCGGAATTCTCTAGGCATGAAGGGAAAGGAGAGGGCGCCCGGCCGATGCGCCACGCAGCCGGGCTGGTTTCGCCGTCGTCAGTGGCGCGGGTTGACGCGCAACCCGTCGACCAGCGCGTCGATGCGATCGTGCTTCTCGAAGATCGTGTCCGACAGCTTGACGCGCGGGAGAGGCGTCTCGGCTTCCACCTGCTCGCGCAGCCGCTCGCCATGGCGGTCGAGCGATGCCTTGATCACGCGCCACGCCGCGAGGTGCAGGGCTATGATCAGGCGGAAGCCGTCCTGCTGCCAGCCCGGCAGCTCGGCGAAGGCATCGACCGTCTTCGGCAGCAGATCGCGCGCCGTCAGGTGCAGCCAGAGCGCATCGGGCGACAGGTCAGGGTGGTCGATGATCAGCTGATGCGCCTCGGCTGCCCAACGCTCGGGCTGGCCGAAGAGATCGCCGAAGGCCGACAGCACATCCGGCGCGCCGTCGCCGTACAGGCCGACCACCGGATACAGCGCATAGAGCATGCCCGCGACACTGCCGATCGCCAGCTGCTGCGGCACGAAGCTGTTGGCCAGCAGGAGAAGCTGCGCGAAGGTCAGCTCCGGCCCTTCGGCCGCATCCGCCAGGCCACCTTCTGCAGCCGGCGTTTCAGCAGCCGCCACAGGTCCGGCGGGCGCCTGATCTCCCTCGGCCTCAGCGGTGTCATGTCGAACATCATCGGCGGAATGATCGGCTGATGCCGGAGCCTGATCTGCAGGCGTCGACGCCGATCCTCCGGGCTCACCAGCGGCACCTTCGCCCAGCTGCCCCCGTGCAGCCTCTCCCGAAGGATGTCCGCCTTCGTCGGACGCGGCGCCAGCGTCTGGTAACGCCCCATCGGATGGAATATCCATCGCGCTTGCGGCCGTCTGTTGCTTGGATGCTTCCGCCACCACGGCGGGCACCGGTACGGGTCGTTCCGGGTTGCGATCGGCATGCGGCTTCCCCTTGGCTCTCTTCGCCATGTCAGGCTCCTATGAGGTCGTTGGCGTCCTTCGGGCCGGAGCCGTTGCGGGCTCCCGGCGCGCGCACCACCTCGATGCGACGGCCCACTGCGCGGGTCTTCAAGGCGGCAAGCGCGGCGTCGAGCGCCTTCATCGCCTGCGGCTTGCCCCAGTCATTGTCGGCCCAGACGAACACGTCGCCGATGCAGGGCAGATCGATGTAGCAATGCGCGAGGTTCGAGAGGCTGATCGCCGCCCAGACGCGCATGGACGGTTCCGAGATCGCGACCGCGAGCGCGTCCTCGACGCCTTCGCAGATGACGAGGTCGTTCACGACGCCGTGCTTGATCGCGTCGCGGATCGGCATGTCGCCATCGCCGTTCCAGATGCGGCCGACGAAGCCGCTATAGGCCGGCCAGCATAGGCGCGGCGGATAGGCTTCGCCCTTCGGGTCAAGGCCGAGGTCGACCTTGTCGGTGCAGTCGACGTTCAGATAGATGCGGTGCAGCGCGCCGTTGAGGTTGTCGCGGTCGGTCAGCAGCGTCGTGATGCAGGGCAGCTCCGGCGCCGGCCGGACGATGCCGCCACGCTGATCGCGCACCGCGAGCTGCGAATACGGCATCTTCGGTTCGAAGCGGATCGCGCCCGGCCATTTCGGAAGCCGCGAGAGGTCGAGATGGCGCGCCCGGAAATAGCGGTCGGCCTCGGGCTGGAAATCCTTGCGGGCAGCGAGCCACATGCCGAGCGCGCGGCCGCGATCCTTTTTCAGCCGCTTCATCTCGTCTTCGGCCTTGCGCTGGCGGCCTTGGATCGCCTTGTAGGTCACGCGCCGGAACTGCTCGGGATCGACGTCTTCCTTGCCGAGCCAGCCGAGCGCCCATTTCATCGCGGCGCGGGTGTCCGTCAGCCGCTCGACAAACTGGATCAGGTCGAGCACATCGCCGCGATAGGTCTCGGCGCCCCAATCCTTCCAGGCGCCTGGCTCGCGCTTGGTCGTGGCGATCACCAGCGAGGGTTTCTTGTCGTCGCGATGCGGGTTGCGCGCGAGGTAATAGCCGGTCTTGTGCTGGCCGGTCGGGATCAGCCGCTCGCACAGCTCCTCGATCCGCTCCTGCAGCAGCGCCTTGACCTCGGCGATTTTCCAGCGCCGGGCGGTCATGCCGCCACAGCCAAGGGCAACTCGCCCCATTGGTCGGCCATCGCCTCGGCGATGCCCGTGAAGAAGCGCGAGCGATTAGCCGCGCGTTCGAGCCCGCGCTTGCCCCAGCCGGTATGCCGGTGGACGAGCGCCGCCCGGCCATCGACGATCCGGGTCGGCTGCAGCGGCTGCAGGTTGCGCAGCCACAGGCAGGTTCGCTTGGTCTCACCATGGCCGAACTGCCAAGGCTGGACACTTTGGGCAGGGGGGGCGTAACCAGCGATCAGCGCCTTGGCGTGCCGATGCATCACCGGGTTTTCGACACAGATGCGCTCGATCGGCGCGTTCCAGAATGCCGAGAACAGGGCCGCGCCTTCGCGCAGCTCGGCCCACATGGCCTCACGCGTCCGCCCCGGCGGCGGTCCCGACAGCCAGCGCACGCCGCTGTTGCACAACCGGGTGCATGGCGGGTGCGCGACAATCAGCAAATCCCAGCCGTCGCCAAGCAGGGCGCGCGCATCGCCGACGATGTGCCTGTTGCTGCCATCCTCGGCCGACAGCAGATCGCACGACCAGGCATCATGTCCGCGATCGGCGAAGGCGCGCCGCACGATGCCGGAGCGTTCGCAGGCGACCAGCACGCGCGCCATCTTACGCCGCCTCGGTCTTCACGGCGCGGATGCGCTGGCGCATCTCGGGCTCGATCCGGGTCAGTCGTGGGCTGACGTTCTCCTGCTCGGGTGGCCGGGTGCAGGCGACCAGCACCATGCAGACGCAGAGCGCGCGGGCCATGTCGCTTTCGGTCACGATGCCGTCGCGCAGCAGCCTTTCGGCGAAGCGCACGCCCTCTTCATAGGAGAGCGGCCCCATCACCTTCGTCAGGCTGCCGGGCCGGCCGTCGACCAGCAGATATTCGTCGGTGCCAGTCTCTTCGCCGATATGGACGAGATGGCGCTGCGGCGCGCACTTGTCGGTGTGATCGTCCCAGAGAACGGGGAACAGGTCGCGCTCGGTCATGCCAGCTCTCCCTTGCGGCCGGCCGCCCGCGCCGCGATGCGGGCAAGCAGGGCCTCGGTGTCGGGGTTGTCCCTGCTGTCCTCGACCTCGCGCAGCAGGTGCGAGACGGCCTGCTTCGTCAGGCCGGCGGCGCGGGCGACGAAGGCGCCGGCCCGGTCGTATTCGGTGACGGTCAGGTAGATCGCGAAGCGCCGCGCCTTGAACACCGCATCCCAATCGGGCCGGCCGATCTGGCGCTTGCGCGGCGGGTTCTCGAACAGCCGCGCATCTGTCTTCGTCTCGATCGCGGCGGCGAGCAGGTGCGCGTGATAGATCAGCGCCACCTGCGTTTGCCTGAGGTCGATCTCCGGCATCGCAATCGGCAATGCCGGCATGGCAGAGAGCAGGGCGGCGCTCACGGCCGCACCTTGTCGAGGTGCTCGCGCAGCTCGGCCTCTTCGCGCTGCAATCCGGCCTCGGCGGCGTCGACCGAGGATTTGAGATGGTTCTTGCCTGCCTTGATACGCAACAGGGTGTGCAGGTTGACGCCCGATTTCTCGGCCCATTCCTTGATCGGCAGGCGGATTTTGGCCGCGCGCTCGAACAGGCCGATAGGGTCGGTGCTGCTCATTCGGTTGCTCTCGCTTGCGAAACATGATTAGCAATAATGCTAACGCAAATCTGATTTGCGGTTCGGTTGCAAGTAGCGTTGATGCAAATTCACAGCGTCCCTATCGCGATGCACAGTCCGGTGCGCATTCCTGCGCAGCGGAACTTGCACGACATGGCGCGTCGCCCGATCAATCGGACCGAAACCCGCGAGGCCCTGAAGTCGGCGCAGTGGGATTGGTTGCAGGTCGTCAAGGGCCGCACTGGCTGGACGCCGACGCGGATCGCGCGCGAAAGCGGGCTGACGCCGACGACGATCCTGCGCTTCGACAACCGCGATCCGAAATATCCGAACGCGCTCTCGGCGCAGACCATGTCGCAGATCGCCCAGGGCACGGGCGTTGCTGTCACCGCCGACCTGCTCGGCGAGCATGCGGCCTCGCCGCCGATGCAGTTGCGCGAGGGAGAGGCGGCGCCCTACCGCGCCGAGGCGGCCGATCCACTCGAAAGCGCCATCAGAGCCATGACCAACGGCCGCAATGGCCTCGATCCATGGGTTCTGCGCTCGCTCGCTCTGGTCGAGGCCGGCTATCTGCCGGGCGACGTGCTGATGGTCGACCTCAATATGGAGCCACGCGCAGGCGACATCGTCTGCGCCCAGCTCTATCGATGGGCCGAGAAGAAGGCCGAGACCGTGTTCCGCCTGTTTGAGGCGCCGAGCTTCCTGCTCACCGCCTCGCGCGATCCGGCCCTGCGCAAGCCCGTCATGGTTGACGACGACAACACCGTGATCAAGGGCGTTGTAACCTGCATGCTGCGGCGCAGGGCCGCCTAAGACAGTCCACAGCCTGGCAGCATGATTGCAACGGTGCAGCGCCGGCTGCGCTGCAGCGTTTCGGTCGTTTAATGCCAATCGCGATTAGCATACTTGCAAATCAGAAATTAGCATGTTTACCCTGTCTGTGTCCGAAGCACAGGAGCATGGGCACATGTCGCAGCAACTCGCGCAAGAGCGCGCCAAAATCGCAGAACTGAGGGAAGCCGTGCGCGTCACGGCGAACGACCCGCCGATCGAAGGCGTCAAGCTGATGATGTCGGCCGAGGATATCGCTGCCATCCGGGGCTGCGATGCCGACACCGTCCGCGACAAGCATCGCAGCTGGACGAAGAAGAACGGCTTCCCGCAGCCGATCCCCGGCATGCTGCCGCTGGTCTGGTCCGGCCCGAAATTCATGGCTTGGCTGCGCGGCGAGCAGGCCGTGACGATCACGGTCGATGCCCCCCAGCTCGGCAAATCCTATCTGCAGGCGAACTACGGGGGCGGCCGATGAGCACGGTGAAACCCTTCGGCGAAGCCCACCCGGCCCCGTGGCGCCTCGGCGACTGCGGCCAGAAGGTGCTGGATCGCGACGGCGGCAACGTCACCATCGCCGATCTCGACGGCCCCGACGAGCGCGAGCTCTGGCGCGGCATCGTCGCCGCCGTGAACCTCTCGGCCGCGCTCGCGGCGTTCGTCTCGCCCGCCGCGCCTGCGCCGCAGCCCGAGCCGCAGAGCCCGCGCGGCGAATGGGCGCGGTCGAACGAGCTGCGGCGGCGCGAGCGTGAGGGAGGCGGTCGATGAAGCCCGCTATCCTCGAAAAGCACTGGCGCGACGCGCTCACGACCTGTCCGTGCTGCGGTATGGGCATCCGCGAAGAGAACACGCCAGACGACGGCATTCCGGACGGTCAGGCGGTCGAATTTGTCTACACCTGCGGCGCTGCCGTCTTCATCGGCACCAGCGGCAACGCCAGCCCTGGCCGAGCCTGCCCGGCACCGCTCGACGTCGCAATCGATGACCTCGCCCATCGCGTCCATGACGCCGTCGAGGAAGAGGAGGCTGCGGATGAAGCAGCTTGACCTCATCGACCAGCATGTTGGCCGCCAAATGCGTGTCCTGCGCCAGCAGCGCGGCTTTCCGCTCACTGCGATCGCCGAACATTGCGGCGTGACCTATCAGCAGATCCAGAAATACGAGAGCGGCAAGAACCGGATCAGCGCCAGCCGCATGCAGCAGATCGCATGGAAGCTGCAGGTCAGGCCGTCGTTTTTCTTCGACGGGATCGAGACCCCGCCGGAATTTGAGGCGCCGGCCGGCGAGGTGCTGTCATGAAGGGCCGCAGCGTCCAGCAACATTACGCCTTGGCTGCGGCCTCGCGCGGGTACCTCTACGAGCTGCCCAAGAGCGTCATCGTCGGTAACCCTGCTGGCGTCTTCCGGCATGTGCACAGCTTCGGCCGCGTCACATTACGCGACTGCGTCAAGCTCGGCTGGCTAGAGCGAAAGCCAGTCACGCATCCGCGTCTCGGGGTGGTCATGTCGCAGATCGTGTTGACAGCAGCCGGCCAGGCCGAGCTGGGGCGTCCTCTCCTGCGGGCGGCCGCGCGTCGGCAGGCGGGCACGCCGGCACAGGAGGCACGGCCATGAACTGGACCGCGCTGCTCCCGTTCGCCGCCTCGCTGTTCTGCTATGTCAGCGCCGAACGCCGCTGGCGCCACGGCTTCCGCTTCCCGGCGGCTGTCGACGGCTTCGGCTACGTCGCCTTTGCAGCCTTCACCGCCAGCGTTCTGGTGACGCCGTGAGCCTCGCCGTCGACACAGCCTCGCGCGCGAGGCATGCTCCCGCCACGCCACGGCGGGGGAAGAGCATGGGAACGGTCAAGGTCACGATCCTGCATTGCGACTGGCGTGACGGCCGCCCGCGCTTCAATCCGGGGCCGCGCCTGCGCGGCCTCGGCTTCACCGGCTATGACCTGCGCGACGGCAAGACCGGCCCATGGTGGACGCTGGAGCAGGTCCGCGCCTGGCACCCCACGATCCTGACCGAAATCGCCGAGCGCGAGACGGCCGCAAAGCCCAAGGCGCTGCCGGCGACGGCGCCGCGCCGGCCGGGACTGATCACCATCGCCGAGCTGTTCGCCCGCATGTTCCGCGACGACGAGACCCTGCAGGTGAAGGGGCCGGACTTCGTCGGCAAGCGTCGGATCGAGAAGAAATCGGCCTCGACGATCGACGGCTACAGGATCAATTCCCGCGTTCTGGAAAAATGGGATGCGAACCTCGCCGCCTCGCCGGTCGAAGACCTGACCCTCGACATCGCCAAGGGCATCCATACCAAGCTTGAGGAGGCCAAGGGCCGGGCAATGGCGCGCGCCATCATGGCGGTGCTCTCGCGCGCGATCACATGGGGCATGGGGCAGGGGTTGTGCTTCCGGGGCAAGGCCCATCCGATGGCCAATCTCACCATGCCGGTGCCCGATCCGCGCCTGCGCATCGGCGAAATTCACGAGATCGAGGCGTTATGCGCCGCAGCCGACGCGATCGGCCTGCCCGAGGGCGCCGACGCGGTCTATCTCGGCGTCTTCACCGGCCAGCGCCAGGCCGACCGTCTCGACATGCTCGACGGCGGGCTGATCGGCAACCGCCGCCGCTTCGTGCAGCGCAAGACCAAGGCCGTGGTCAGCGTGGTCGAGACGCCGCAGCTCGCCGCCCGGCTCACGCAGGCCTTCGAGCGCAAGAAGCAATGGAATGTCGTGCCGGCCGAGCTGCTGGTCGCGTCGTCGAACGGCAAGCCGCTGACCAAGGCGACCTATCGCAAGATCTATGTCGCCATGCGCGACGCCGCCGTGAACGGCGTTCCCGACAAAGCGCTCTATATCCAGCCGCTTGAGCTCAAGCCGGACGCCACGGCGCAGGACCGCGTCGCCGCCATTGCCCGCGCGCAGGGGCGCAGCGAGCCGGCATGGAAGGTTCCGCCATGCCCGAGCCTCGCCGACTTCACCGATCAGGACCTGCGCGACACGGCCGTGACCTGGCTCGCCTTGTCGGGCGCGACCGTGCCCGAGATCATCGCCGTCACCGGCCACAGCGCCACGGCCGCGACCGAAATCCTCAAACACTATCTCGGCCGCCATCCCGAGCTGGCCGACCATGCCATCGCCAAGATGGTGCTGTGGCTCGAAAAGGAAGGGGCGGGGTTGTGAGCCAGCAATTGCAAGCCGACGCCGAATTCGCGATCGAGCACCGCTGCCGCGACTTCGACGAGGATTGCGCCGAAGTTCCAGGCCCGACGCCGGACGGCGACAGGCGCACCTACCTCGACTGCTGGCTGCACGATCCGACGCAGGGGTGGTGCCCTTTCCTGCGTCACTGCGGCGGCAAGGAAGGAGAGGGGTTGTGACCGCCCGCGACATAATCCGGGAGGCCTTGCTGGACGCAATGAACTGGCAAGCTTCGCTCGCCGACGCCTATCGCCACATCCCAAACGCGCCAGAGACGAAGGAAGCCAAGGCGCAAATCAGGCGCTATCGCCAAATTCTCAATCAACGCTACGGGGCTCCGCAGGAACGGCCCTAG